CGGCATCAGAGCCATGATGGGCGACAGCGGATACGGGTCGTCCGGGACCGTGTAGCCGCCGAACAGGCTGTAGGGGCCACTGCGGGGGCCGTAGTACGGACGGGGCGCACGGGCCATGCCCATGTTCGCCTTCTTGCCGCTCTGCGACTGGCCCTTCACGACCGTGTAGATCGTGCCGTTGAACATCGCACGATCGGTCATGGCGTCGATCAACTGCGCCGCCTCGTCATGCAGTTCAGGCACCCAGACCTCGTAGACCACCAGTTCCTTTCGGTCCGGGATGTTGCGATCGATGTCGATATCGCCACGGGTGTCAGACACGCCCGTGTTCGCGGCCACCTGCTCGATCACGTCCTTGTCCCACGTCTTGTCGCTCTCAGCCTGCGCCAAGAGGTCGTCGCGGTCGGTGATCCAGCAGTGACCCATGTACCGGGCCTCGTCAAGGTGTGTCGCGCCGGGATCGATGAAGAACCGATCTGGCGAAATGCGGTAGACCCGGGGAAGATACGGGTCTTCCTGCGTTGACGGCACATAGCCCTTGCGAGGCTCGTTGACAGTCAGGGCCACTCCGTACGCGAGCAGCATGTCCGTCGCGATGCGCTCAAGCACGTTGCGGATACCGACCATCTTGGACCAGCGATTGAGGCCCACCTGCAAGACACCCGCAGCCATCGACTGGCTGACCGGACGCGCACTCTTCACGCGCACCGTCGGGTTGTCATGCACGATGCGTGGCAGCAACAGCGCCACATACTCAAGAATGAAGTTCTCCGGGTCGTCCAACTGCTCGCGAGACTCGCGATAGGACGGCCCGTGGAACCGTTCGATCAGGTTCCGCCACTCCACGAGGTGACCGTCGCGGAACGATTCCGCACTGTCGATCTCGCGCACCAGCGAATCCAGATCGAACTTCATCATCGCTTGGCGCCGCCCTTCTTGCCGCCGCCCTTACCACCGCCGTAGCCGCCACCCTTGGCTCCGTCCTTGCCGCCGTTCTTTCCCTTACGGGAATGCGAGCAACCGCCGCCAGACTTCTTGCCGTACATCATGCCTTCTTTCTGCCCTTGACTTGGGCAAACTCGTTGACCGACTCTGACTTGGCCGGGTTCTGGATCCGTGGGATCAGCAACTCGACCTGACTCAAGACCTCCAAACGACCGTCACCGATCACTTCATATGAGCGACCGGAACTCCACACCGACACCTTCGTGCCGTTGTCGTCGATGCGGTCGATCGCATCAACTGGGAGGTAGGTACCGCCCACGCGGATGATCACTTCTTCCCGCCTCCGCCGCCACCCAACTGGCCTCCGCCGCCGCCAAGTTCGCCGCCGCCAGTCAGAGCAGCAGTGCGAATCGCCTTCATCGCCTTGCTGCTGCCGGAACGCTTGGCCGTCGCCACGACGCCACGCTTGCCGGCCATCTTCTTCGTCATCAGGCCGCGAGCGCCCACCTTCTTCGCTGATGCGCTTCGTGCGCCAGCCTTCTTCTTCATCGCCATTGTCAATCCTTGATCTGGGGCGCGGATCCCCGTGTTGAGTTCGCCTGCCATCCGCGTTGGCAGACACATCTAACCAGACGACGCCGCAATTCAAGCGACACCGCCGGAAGAATCACGACGCCTCCACGAAAGTCGCGACGAGGTGATACCCCTCGACGCCACCCTTCTGAACCTGCAACTTCATCCACATGGCACCCTGCGGCTTCGGCGGCTTGCCAGTCTCGACATGCCACCCGCCAGCAGGATCCCACTCCTGCTTGTAGGTCGGAGTCCGCACATGGTGCTGCTCCGCCAGTCGGATGTCGTACTTGCCCTTGAACTTGACCAGACGCTCCTGCATCAACTTGACATGCCAGTGGTCATGGGTGTGGCCGCACATCACCACATCGGCGTCCGGCAACCACGAGGCCATGCGTCTGGTCGCCAACACCCCGTGCGTCATCGGCCCACCACCACCGCTGCCGTGGAAGTAGCGCAGCCGCAGCACGAATTGCTTGGTCTTATGCATCGTGACCCGGAACACCACCCACCCGCCGTACCCACCAGCGTGGACAGGAACCCCACTGGACTGCGCCATGCTCGCGCACAGGCGCTCCGTCAGGTCAATCTCGTGACGCTTGGTGATCGCCGTCTCGTGGTTGCCACGACCGATCACCGCGAACTGCTTCGCGTAGGGGCTGTAGAACTCCGAAGCATGGCGCACGACAGCGTCAAGGTAGTCCGGCGCGCACGCTAACTCCTGTCGCAGACTGCCTTTAGGTGATCGAGGGTCCCACTTCCCGCCCATAACATCGAACAGGTCACCGTTATCGACCACCGTGGCGTTCCGCACCACGGCCTCGTCAAGGTGCTTGCGCTCCAGTTCCCAGTCCGCGTGTGTCGAGTCGTGGTGCCTGTCGCTCGACAGCAACACCCAATGCTCGAACGCAGGGATCGACATCCCGCCATCAACCTCCACGACATGGACATTGCGGCTCTCGCGCCTGACCGTCCAGTCGTGGGGCATCTCAACGGCCCCGCTTCTTGGTTGTCTTCTTCTTCTTCGTCACGGCCTTGCCAGCAGCCTTCGCCTCGCGTGTCCAACGCGCAGCGATCTTCGGATGCTTCGCGTACATGAACCGACGCTGCTTGTCGCTCTCAAAGGGCATCACTTCCACCCCTTCTTCATCGCCGCATACGCCTTCGCGCTCACCGTTGACTTCGACTTGGGACGGCTAGTCCCAGCCTTCTTGCGACGGTTGATGTTGCCCACCAGTGAGTTCTTCTTCGCCATGTCAGCAGCCCCACCGCTTTCTCGCGGCCATGCCGCGCTCGCCCTTCCACGACCGGGATGGCGGGTTCAGGCTCCATTGGCTTTCCAGTACATCGCCATTTTCCGGATCCGGAAAACGGCGTCGTACTGGAAAGTTTCCTTCCGTCCGTGATTTTCCGGATCGAGCGCAGAACGACTTGTGGCGCGGGTTGTCCTTGTCCTTCGTCGGCGTCTTCAGGTTGCTCCCCGTCTCCCGGTTGTGCTTCGCACGGCCCTTCGCCGTCAACCCAGCACCACGGGACGCAGGCAACTTCTCGCCGCGACCGACACTCAACTTGACAGTCTTCTTCGCCATGCACACCACCGTACCGTCACCACTCGCGAGTCACGTCGCCGTGCTTCAAGATTGATCCCAGCGTGTCGGCCCCGTACTCGCTCTCCTCCTCGACCGCAGGACCAGCCTCGCCGCACAGCATGAACGCACCAGCCAGAGCGATTACGCGGTCGCCGTGAGCCTCACGCGCACCGCTCGCCTCGTCTCGCCTGCTGCCAGCCTCGATGCTGCCATCGTCAAGGATCACATACTCCAGCATCTCGTCGAGAGCCTCGCCACTTGGCACCACCACCTCGCCCTGCGCCAACGCACGGGCAAGGTCGCCCAGCAATTGACGCTTCGCTCGCTTCGTGCTGGTCCACCCAACACGCCGGGTCGCTCGCTCGCTCGTGGTCCCCGTCTGCCGCTGCCTGTAGATCGCCGGGTACTGCGCTCGCTCGAAGTCGTGCTGGAGCGTCGCGCCCGGGCCGTTGGTCTCCCACCCCACGAGCGTGGCTCGCCTGCCACGCCACACACGCCGCGCCGCGTTCGACACCTCAAGGGCAAGGTCGTAGGTCGAGATGTTCGGGTCAACGAACTCCGCCACCACCCTGCGAGCCGTCGCGTCCATCACACACGCCGCGCTGTTCGCGCTGCCCGTGCCGTGCGACGGGTCGATGAACACGACATACTCCGTCGCCCGCGTCGGGTCGCCCCACACTCGCCACCGCCCCTGCGGCTCGCGCACCAACTTGCCGCGCACGATCTCGCACCGCTTCGGATCCGCCGCGTTCGTGTCCCGGTGCTTGGTCACGATGTGCGACGGGAAGAACGCCGCGCCGCTGCCGACCGACTCCGCGAAGACATTCTGCGCGAGGTCAACGCGATCGCGGCGCTTCGCCTGCTCCGCCAGCCACGGTGACCATGTGAACGGCGAGCCTGCGAAGCCGGTGACGGTGCCGTCTTCGTCGATGCGCTGCTCCGCGCCTGCGCCCTTCTCTGGGTGGTCCCAGTACATCAACTCGACTAGGCGCGGCTCGCCCTTGGTCCGCGCCGTCGCCACCAGCCGCGAGTACTCGCTGCCCGCGCCGATGGGTGTGCTGTTCGCGACGCGGCACGATGTGCAGTCCGCCGCGCTGCGCCACGCAGCCGCCGC